ACGATAAACAAGCGGCGAACATTGATACGGTCAAATGCTGATGGACGATTCAACAATGTTTTGTCGCCATACAAGATTGTACCTTCACCAGGGAATGTAACAACTGGGTTAACACCAACTTTGTAAAGTGTGTCACGCTCAGCCTTAGTTGGGTTCCAAGCAAGTTTAACAACATTCTTGATAACACCACGCTGTAGACCAGCAGGAGAGAACCATGGATCACGCTCAACATCTGTACGAACACATAGACCAGCAGTATCGCCGTTCAATGGTACCCAACGGTATACATCGTTGTACTTATCGTATTGATATTTCCAACCAGAATCCATAAATGCATATGAAGACTTGGTGTAAGAATCTGCTGTGGTAACAATAGCAGAACTTTCGCTACCATAGTTATCTACAACGTCTGCTTTAGCAGGCGATACAAATACCAAACAATCTTTGCGTGATTCAGCAATAGAAATTAGGTGGTTAGGTGTTGAAGAGTTGCTTGTTGAACCAGAAATCAACAATGATACATCGACAGAATCTGCATTGTTGAAATAACTGAATGCTGAGTTAACATTAGCAGCCACTGGAGTAGAATCAATACCACCAGACAATGTTACTGTAGTGTTTGCGGCTAAGTTTGTGTAAGCAACAGCGCCAGAAGCAGCCGTACCCCAGTTAGCAGCCAAGTGACCTGTAGACCAGATATACTTTGAACGGCTGTTCAAAACATCTTTGTAGTAGTTGCTTGAACCATCAGAGTTTTTAGCATCACTTGCTTTAGAAACATAACCATATTTTTCCAAAACTGTACCAGCGATACCAGAGATTTTACCTGTAGCATCAATAACAACGATATGGATTTCATCGTTAGAAGATGAACGATCCGAAGCGTATGTTGAAGTTGCTGGTGTAGAATCGAAGTTTGTAGCATATGTCCATGTAGCATATGTGTTAGCGTCAGCCAAAGAAACTTTGATGCTGTTGCCAAGTTCGCCTGGATATTTTGCTGTGAACAATGTAGCAGAGTTTGCACTATGATTTTGCTCATAGTCTGTCTTGCTAGAAATTAATTGTGCTGAACCATTTGAAACTGCGTTTAATGCGCCTGCCCCAACTGCACGAACAACACGCAAATCACTACCGTAAGATAGGAAGTTTGCTGCCGTGAAGAATGTTTCGTATGTGTTTGCGTCTGGTTTGCCAAACTTATCTGCTAGTTGAATTTCATTGTTAATGATTGTGATTTCGTTAACAGGACCCCATGCAAATGCGCCGGCAATGCCACCAACAGTAGTTGCAACAGAGGGAACAACTGTTGTCAAATCTACTTCGGAGATGTTAACTCCTGGTGATAATTGAAAAGCCATATTTTGTTCTCCTTATTATTTTTATAGAACTTATCTCATGTATTGTATTTATGATTTTAGAAAGTTGATGGTAGATATCCTCTATCCGCGACAGTGGACCATAAGTCTTTGCCATCAAATTCTTTTTCTTCCTGTAATCCGTCGTTTATTTCACCGACAGGAAGCATTTCTTCGTCTAGTTGTAGGTTTCTTTCATCCAGTAAGCGTTGTCTAACGTCTGAATTCGTGATTTCCTTAAAGTAACTTTGGGCTGTAAGCCAAGAGAAAAGCACCAAAGTCATAACAATATCGTCATTGTTACCCTCTTCGGCGGCGTAGGAATCTTTGTCCCTGACAAATGTATTTAGTTCTGCGATGGTGTCGAAATCGTTAGTAATTAACTTATCAGTCTCAATTAAAGTCTTTAAGTTGGCACAACCAATCTTCTTAACTGTCTTGGATGTTTTAACACCATATGCCGCACCTTTCTTAAAACCAGATGAAATGTGCTGACCTTTAATATCGTGGCTTTCAATACGGAAGATATTTTCGTATTCCAAATCATAGTGTAAAATGTCCACAACTTGTTGACCAACGGAGTTAGTTTCTACCAGAACCCAAGCACGATTGTATCTGTTGGCGATGTTGTAAACAAATGTCGGAAAGATTAGTGGTGACAGTTTATTGTCTCGGAACTTAGCAACATGTCTGTAAGGAACTTCGGTAACATCCACAATCGAAACAACAGAATAGTCCAGGTTTACACCTTCAGCACAATCTACCACAGCGATGTAAGTATGACCAGGTTTCGGCTGTTCATATATGTGCATGTGTTCTTCTTTTGCCGCTGGGTTTAAGAATGTCAACATCTTCAACTTGGCACCAGGAATCAATGTGGCTGATGAACCAATAAACTCAGTCTCAAATTCTTGTCGGAACTGTTCTTCACTGGTGTTTCTAATAGTCTCTTCACGCCAAGCGGCATCTCTACCTGGTACCATTGACCAGTGAACTTCAAACGGAACATATGTTGAACGCTTTTCTACTGCATCCATCCACATTCGATAGAACTGATTCAGACCATGTGGCGTTGAAACAATAATAACTTTGGTGGTTTTACCAGATGAGATAACAGGATAGGTAGAAGTGAAGAACTCTTCTGCCATGTTATGTGGAACGAACGCAAATTCGTCCAAGAAAATTAAGTTATATGATCCACCACGAACACCGCTGGCGCTGGTAGCATATGCTGAAATTTCTGAACCATTCTCTACGGAGATGTTACCTTTGTTCCACTCAATAATACCTTGTTGCATCCATAGTGGGAGATATTCATAAGCGTATTTGATACGACCAAGAATGTCACGGGCTAAGTCACCTTTGTTGGCTAGAATAGCAATCTTGTAATCGTCTTGGAATAAAATACACCATAACATATAGCCAGCAGCCGTAGTTGTTTTACCAACCTGTCGTGGCATCTTAGCAATAGAGAAACGATTGATGTGAAAACCCTTGACCATTTCCTCTTGGAAAGGCCACATTTCGAAAGGAACGAGACCTGCGTCAACGTTCACAATCTTCATATAATTTTTAATAAAATAAACTGGGTCTTTAATACATCTGGTAATCTCTATTAACTGTTCTTGTGTGTACTCAATTTTTGTACCGACACGCTTTAGTTTAGAGTTACCTTGATACCCGCCACCATAATCAGCCATTTAATTACTTAATGATGCTCTTTAACATCCATGCATGTTTTTGATGTTGGTCAAGCAAGTCTTGTAGGAAGTTAGAAATTGCTGGTTCATTTGCATTGTCTGCGGCCTGAATACCGGCACGCAAATGATAAATGAATCTTTCATTATCTTTTTGTAGTGTTGCAAACATTCCCATTGGACCAGGAATAACTGTCTCATCTTCAATGTCAGATAGTTCAGATAATCTGGCTAGTGAAACTGGAGCATAAGCACCAAGCATACGAATCTTCTCAGCAATCAAATCTGTATTTGCAAAGATTGTTGTGTACAGTGTACCCAAGAATGCATGGTAATCATTGAAGTTTGGTCCTTCAACATTCCAGTGAAATGAGTGTGCCTTGGCATATAGACCAAAATTGGTACCAAGAATTACTCGCATTTGTTCGATTAGTTGTTCCATGTTTATCCTAGTTGTTTTATTTGTTTAATTAAATCTGCTGTAGAGCCAACAAACACGGCTTTGTCTACATTGACTGTTGGTTGAGTTACTGCTTCTGGTGACAAATCTCTGCGTGTTTTTTGTAATGCTAACAAGTCTTTGTTCATGTCACCAAGTTGTTTAATCATATTTGAAGCAACTTCGTATGCTCTCGGATGATCCGTTGCATCAGCAACCAACAAAATTTTATCAACTGCTTTACTTCCTTTTTGTAGAAGTTCACGCATGTTCTTACGAGCAAACTCAAAGTCTGCTTCTGGTGAAGTGTCTTCTGGCACCATTAATGTATTTGGCGCAATAACTTCCTCTGCTGGAATATTTTCTATGCCAAAAATATCTGATAAGTTTGTGTCTGTCTTCATAGCGTATGTGGGAATTCAGTTATAGTTTCTGTAAATGCAAAATTGTCTGTTGCGTTTGCTGATACAGGATCAGATGTTGTAATAACTGCAACTGACTTAACTGGATTCAAGTCAACGGTATTTATAGTGTAGTATGCGTTGGAATAATCACCAACGATTACATCATTCTCTTCCAGTAATTCGGACATATCTGTAACTACCAAAGTGCCTGTGCTATTGTTGGCGAAATAAACAACAGTACCTGTTTTACCTTTGGATTGTTCACGGACAGTTTCACCAGTAACAAATACACCAACACCATTAGCGGAATCAACATAAACTGTTTGTGATAGTGTATCACGCTTATCTTGGTAAATATTTGTATTAGCGGATTCGATTAGACCAGCAGTAGCAACGGCTGGGTAGATATAACCTTTAGCGGAGAAAGATAGATTCCAGATAATCAATCTTGTTGT